AACCGGAAACCGCAGAAACTTAGTGGGTTGGGTAAGATTAGATGTTAACGGTAACATTATACCAGGATCAGAGCAATATCGTCCTATAGGTGTAACACCTAAGAATGGTTATTGGAGGCAAATCCAAACTGATTACACTGAATGTAATGGTTTACCAGCATCTATTTTGACTATTATCAATAACTCTGCATCCAATGTAACAATGGTGCAGACAACTGATGATGCTCTTGAAAATTACAATACCATTGCATCAGGTGGAGGTATGTTTAGCTTTATTGTACCATTTGGTTATGATTACACTTTTGTAATTACTGCTGCCGGTTCAGTTACTGCTACTGCAACTACAGTAGTAGCAAATGGATCTGGTTATAACCCAAGTGTAAGTGGAAGTGGTACAGCTTCTGTAAGTGTAACAACTCCAGCAAGGTCAGGACAACAGTATAAAGTAACTCTTTCATAATTTTTGAGAAATGTCAGCAACAAAAGCAGGTATTGATTACAGTAAAGCATTTACCTATCTTTTGGGAATAACTCTTGGAGCATTTGCTTGGTTTGGAAAAGTAAGTTTTGATAAATTGACCTCGATAGAAGGTAAATTAGAAATACTGCTTGTAGAGAATGGGGTGCAAAAAACTGAGATAAAGAATCTCAAAGAAAGGTTTGATAAAATGCAACCTTGTACTCCAGATGAAGGAGGAAAGAATAATAATAAATCAGGTGGTGTCTTTAGTAAAGAAGCTATATTGCCTGATCAAATAGAAGCAAAGAAATATCTATCTATTGCTTCAAAATAAAAATACATATGGTAGCACTACAATCATTGAAGGATTACTTCAAAGACTTTAAAGGAAAGGACTTTGTTTATATTGCAATTATTGTAGTGCTGCTAATATGTTATTTAAGAACTTGTTCATCATCAGCTCCTGTTCCAGTAATTACACCAGTATATAAACCAACAGAACATAGAGTAGATAATAATGGAACAAGTTATACCCAAGTAAATGGAAACATAGTTACTCCTGAGCAGATGAAACAAATTGTTGATTCACTTGCTAAAGCACTAAAAGTGAAACCTGGTAACATTACCAATGTTACAAATCTCGTTACAAATATTGATACCCATTCTTACACCACGAATACAGTTTACATTGATACTTTCACGCATACTTTTGGTGATAGCATTTCTACGAAAGATTACTTCCTCAGTTACTACGGTAATTACGCAAAACGAACAGGTAGTTTCCATCTGCAGCTTTCTCCTGACACTAGTACTTATGTTGGTATTACTACTAAGCGATTGCTCCGAGCAGATGAATACAAGCTCAAGATCTACCACACCAACAAACTCTTTGAACCGAAAGAAGGATACAGTTATACAACATCAGTACCGAAAACAATCGCAGTTTTGGGCCCGTTCCTGGGGTTAGGTTATAATGGTAAGATTATACCTGTAATTGGTATAGGGGTTACTTTTAATTTGGTAGGGATAAAGAAGAAGAAATAATGTCTGCAGTTGAATACATTGGAGATCACATACTTACTGATAATGAGCTTGAAATCTTCAATCTCATGTTCTCTATTTTGTATTACTCTGATCCTGCTTACAAAGCTACTATTTATAAGAAAGACGATGAGATCATTGGTCACATTACTCCCTCAAGGTCAGAAAACAAACAGGCTATTATAGACAATTTGTTATTCTTCAACCGGGTAATAAAACTCCGGGTTAGATATAGCTCATCATTAGCTATCAGCAAAAGAGTTTCTTTCAGGATACCTTTGGAGAAATCAAAAACTTCAGTATCTTTACAGTCTTAAAAAACTACATATGTTAAAGAACGGAGCACAGTACAAATGGCCATCAGATGCCGTATTTACACTAAACAATGAACAATTTGGTTTGTTGTACAATAGTTTAACTAATATAGTTAATGCACCAGGATTCCAGACAAAAGTTGCAGAAGCACAACAAACACTGGGTATTATACAACTACAGCAGATAATGAATGATGTGCTAGAAAAAGCAGTTTCAGATGGTGTAGCACTTGAAGTATCTAATGAGGATACACAGGAATCTTCTGCAGAATAGCATTTACTTCTTTTTTTAGATAGGGGACATCAATGGGGGTTATGGATTCATGTTCATAATCCCCATTTTTATCTTTAGCAATAATAGGGTATCCATGTTTATCTACGCCGGCATTCTTGAACTTAATATGATAGATTGTCATTTTACCTGGTTTTAGCTTGTGATTATGCTGTAGGATCATCCACATATACAAGCTCATTTGTAGGGCATAATGGCTTAAATGGCAGTCATCCAGGTGTTGTATAGGAGGTAACATCTTCTTTCCCCGGAAACCGGCTGTTTCCAGCTTCTTATTCGTTTTGTAGTCACCTATATTTACATAACCTTGAGCAGTGCATTCTACTCTATCGGCCTGACCGCAAAGACCATAGTAAGCATTGTATACAAAGAACTCTGGATATACTCCGGGCCGGAGTATTTGATCTCCGGCATATTTCCATCCCTGATCAATAGGGCAACAAGATATAGCTGATACCTCACGGTCTTCCATTTTCTTATGAAACCAACTACCTACTGTAGTACTTCGGTTGGATTCATTCTTCCAAATACGAAGAACCTCAGCCGGGTCCATACCGTACCATTTTGATTTTGGATCTGCTACATTTTTGTAAACAATAGAGGAATCGAAGGGAACTTTGAATTTTGATATGAGAGTAGTAACCCCTAACCACTTTCGTCCATCAGGGGTTACACTTTCATATCTATGACCTTCATCGTGGAACCGGAGCATCCACAAAGATACATATTATCTCTTTTCTAACCTATTAAAGGCCTCAGTAAATGCAAGCTTTTCTGCTTCTTTTCTGCCGGCTGAAGAACTTTCTACTGGAAAATTATCAGCAATTCTGTATTTCCATCCCTGACCAGGATTCCACACTGATATTATGATACCTTGAGCATCAAAGAAGTCATACAGATCTCGTGAAAAGTTAGATAAAGATAATGAGATCATGTTGTCATTTACAATATTATCCATCAATTCAGCAGGTATCTCTTTTGAACTAATTTGACCAGCTCTTGTTTTTACATAGGACTTAAAAAGCTCAAAGCTCTTTGGATGAGATTGTTTTGTTATCATAAAAACTTTTCTTTTGCAATATTAACCAATTCCTGATGTTTTTCTTTAGGAAAACCATTTGTTTTACAACCATGATCATCCATGCACACAATTGCAATATTATCTGGTTCATACCTTAATTCAGGATGTGTACTTTTCTCAATGGTTTTCTTCTTTAAATTTTTTAATAGCATTAAACATTTTATCATTAATACCCTTTTCAAATTCCTCTTTATATATCCATATATACCCTTTTGCAGATACACATCTTAAATTACTTTGCTTTGCTGCCATTTGTATAGTTGGAGATGTACAATTAAAACTATCTGCAGCCAATTTAGCAGATTCCCATTCTTTTATAAAATCACCACTTTTTGAAAACTGTAAAACTGGTTTAGCATTCATTAAATAATATGATCCTTTATTTATAGCATGATTTATATTTTGTTTTTGCGTACACCATTCTAAATTAGATACATGATTATTGTACCTTATTGAATCTTTATGATTCACAATAGGGTAATTTTCAGAATTATCTATAAAAGCTTCTGCTACTAATCTATGTATATAAATAATTCTACACCTTTTATTTTTCTTTCCGACAAATTTTATAACTCTATATCCTCTACCATTATCGGAACCTATTAATTCTACACCACTGGTATTAAATATTTTACCAGTATTTAGTAAAATATACTTATTTGTAAATACAGTTAAAAGTGCTACAGATTCTGATAATTTTTGAATACTATATTCTTTAAACTTTTCATTAGTTTGTTTATTTATACAAGAATCACAATTTTTTATTAGTTCGTTTTCTTTTTGTAAAATGTAATTTTCATCTTCTGATTCTTCTATTATTTCTACTATATATCCATTAGGTGCTACTTCATTCCAAATTTTATTTCTACCTGCTCTACTAAAAGCTCTAGAATATTTTTCTTGTGAATGATTAGGTCTATTTGCATTTATAGTAACTGTACCTTTTCCTATATAAAAAACTTCTTTTGTGTCTTTTTTCTTATGTGTATACAAATAATACATTTTTAGTAGTTTTGGTGTAGAATGCAAATATACAAATTTGCAAACTTATTCCAAAAATTTACTTTTTATTTCATCTATTAACTGTTTATACTTTTCATTCAAAAAACCATTTGTCTTTTTTTGGTGACATTCAAAACACACCAAAAGAATATTTAAAGGTTCATATCTCAAGTTTTTATACTTTGACTTCTCCAGCCCGTGGTCCATGTAAGCTGTTTTCATCTCACTACCAAGACTGACATTGCAAACCACACATCTGTGTGGTCTGCTTTGCCAAATCCTATTGTAGAACTCTCTGTCTTTCTCACTCTCTTTCTTATCAGCTTCCAACTTTTCTACAGTTGGTGGTTTTCTTTTTATTCTATTTGGTTTACCTATTGGTCCAGGCTTACGTTTTAAAGGTGTTCGTTTCATTTGAATTTGTCATAAGCTTTATTCAGTTCCTGCATTTTTTCATGACTACCCCCGGGCATGTCAGGATGATATTTCTTGCATAATTCCCTGTAGATCTTTTTAGCTTCTTCTTTGGTACACCCTGCAGGAAAAAATGCATCCTTTTTTGGAGGAGGAGGCGGTGGACTATACGATCTGTAATTGTACGATTTGCTTTTTGATCCACTATTTCCTTTGGAACTGTTTGTAACTTTTTCAACATTGATTACATAACAGTTGGTTACCCATGACCCAGAAAACTCTAATGATTTTACACTGAACTTTACTTTGATTATATCTCCTATTTGCAGAGGTTTGAGGATAGTATAAATTGATTCGTCAAATAGAACAAATGCAATTTTCTTAGTACCCTCTTCAACAATAAATGTGCACTTTTCTTTAAACTTACCTGTAACATTTACAATAGGTGTTACTTTGATTATTTTTCCGGTAAACTCGTACATGATTCTGATTTATTAATGTCTACCATTTCTTGATCTTTTCCTATTGGCTCTGGTACGTTCTTTTTTCTCCTCCTTTCCTTCGGGAGTCATAATTGTAATCAACTTATTATCCTCAACTCTTACCATAAATTCCTCTACTGGATACGTGCCATTACCCAGTGTACGGATCATATTCAAAAGCTGTGGGGTCAAAATACGCTCTCTCATTTCATCTTCAGTCGCCGGTCCTATCCGTTGGATATACCTGGCAATGAAGTGAGTTGTCAACAGGATCTCTCTTCCCTCAAGGTACTCTATGCCCTTGTTAACCCCTACAAGCTTTTCATTCGTATTCTTAATCTCAGACTCAATGGAATCTTTGTCTTTACCCAACTTCACAAGTTTCTCTTTCAGTTTATGACGTTGAGCATAAAGACCACTGAGCTTTGACTCTTTTTTATGCTCGTTCTTCATTACTTACCTCCTATTTTATCCATGACTTTGTTTTCCAGATCTTCAGCAAACTCAGGGTTATCTGTAAGGAACTGCTTTACTTTATCTACACCTTGGAATTTACTTTCACCAATAGTAAACCAAGCACCACCTACCTTGATAAGATCAAATTCACAAGCAAAGTCGATCAATTCTTTTTGACGATCTATACCTGTACCCCAGTTGATATTAAACTCAGCTTTACCAAATGGTGGTGCACATTTATTCTTAATGACCTCAACAGTAGTTTTGTTTGATTCATTTACTTTGTCATTAACTTTAAAGACCTTGTAACGAATGTCACTATAGAATTTCCAGGCATTGCCACCAGTAGGTTTTTCACCACCATAGCCACCAATATCAGATCGAAGTTGTGACACACCGATCATAGTACATCTGTTAGGAGCAAGCAAAGGTTTGATTTTACCAAGGGCTTGACTGTTCACCCTGGCCTGAGAAGCTACTGTAGCATCACCAGTCTCACCTTCAATGATCTTCTTTGTCATGCCGGCAGTATGTGAATCAATGATAACAAACCTTACTTTACCTGTCCTTATCAAGGTCTCAATAATATTGTAACCATCCTCAAGACAATCAGGTTGAATAATAGTAAGCTTATCTACATCTACACCAAGAGTAGTAGCATATGATTTATCATAAGAGTGCTCAAAATCAACCAGTAGACACTGACCATCAAGTTTCTGAAAGCCCGCAGTCATATGTAAACACAAAGTAGATTTACCTGAACTCTCAGGACCAAATATCTCAATCAGTTTACCAATAGGATTACCCCCTAAACCGGTAGCCAGGTCAAGTGTCATAGAACCGGTACTGACTACTTCTAAATTCTGTACGATGTCTTTACCATGTATAATAGTACCGACACCATAACGCTTTTCTAATGCTTCTATCTTCTCTAAGAAGATGTCTTTCTCCTGTGCAGAGTTCTCTGTTTTTGACGCTTTTGCCATGTGTATTTTTGATTTTAAGAAAATAAAAAAGGGAGATAAATATACAATTTACCTCCCTCTTTGTCAAGCTGTTTAATACCTATTTTTGATCATAATCTAACGCTAACTGCAGGTGACCACGAGTATTAAATATAGCTTTACTGGTTGCCCAATTACCTGTTTCTACGTGCCAGGCAATGTCATTCATAAGCTCATTTAAACCTCTGTAACGGTATCCTCTTATAGTAAAACCATTCCAGCCAGCATCCAGATCTTCTGTTGATAATTCCAGAACTACAGGATCTGCAAAACCAGATGTATCACAGAAAATATACCTCATAGGTATAATAGTATAATTATACAGATTATGTTCTGCTGCCCATATACTTAAAGCTTCATAATACAAAGCTGCCTGAAGATAATAACCAAATTTCAGGTATGCCCTTTGTGGTTCTTCATTATCCCAGGAAGTCTTCCAGTCAATGGGGGTAATTGTCTTTTCTTCATGGTTTACAATTACCTTATCAAGCATTGATTTATAAGGAACACCTCCTACTTCAAAGAGAATAGGTAACTCATTGAATACATCAATACCTTGAGAGCTTCGGGCATTAGCATACTCATGTGTATAAGAATGGCCACGGAGCTTTTCAACCATCTGCTCTGCTTTAGTTATCAGGTTTACATTTACTACTGATTTACCTATTGTAAGCATCAATTCCTTATAATAGATCTCTGCATCTGTACCTTCAAACATTGTAAGGATCTTTTCCATGTCCTTACCTTTAAATGCAACTTCTTTGCCGGCACTATCAAACTTTACTTCCTGTACTGCGTCACTAAACAAAGTCATAAACTTTTCAGTTTGCTGACCATCTACCATACCTTTTACTGTACGTCTAAACAAAGCATCTACCAGCTCTTTCATTTGACCTTTAGGTTCAACTGCTGATAATAGATGAAACTTTTCCTCAAATTTCTGTTCTGCCAATAAACAATGTACTAAGCTGCCCATCAAGGTAGAAGCTGATTCAGATTCTTCCTTTTTGTCTCCTAATACAAATTCCCGGTAAAACTTTGCACGATCATTGTCAAAAGTTTTTAACGATGAATAACTCAGCCTATCTTTTAGGCCACGATACTGCTTTTCTGATATAAGCGTACCTTCTACTCTTGCTTGTAATTCCATATGTTGATTAAGAATTTACTTTTTCTTTCCTTTTACCATATTCACATATCAATGCTGCATCTGCAGTATCAAGAGTAAACTTAATACCTGGATATAGTTGCTGTGCTCTTTCTTTGAGATGGTTCTTCCACTCACTTTTACTTCTATCTCCTTTTGTGCCCATTTGCAGCTCTTTCTGCCATTTTTGAGGAGTTACTATCTCTGTAGGTACCTTGAGGGCAAGAAGAGCCATTTCTACATGTCCAAAACCTCTTCCAAAATTAAACATGGCACTTCCACCCATACCTGGCATACCACCTACCTTCTCAAGGTAACATACACTGTTGGATTGATACACCTTGAGGAGGTCATATACATCCTGTGGAGTCTCCGGCATTTTGTGGATTTCCATTGTGTCCTGCTCGGTCCATACTACGATGGCACCTTTTGCACCGGGGTCGATTCCGATGATATTTCGTTTTTGCATATCAAATTGTTTAAAAAGTTTTCTCTGAATTGTTTGTAATCATCCCATTCCCAACATTCACCAGGTGCAATTCCGTCATCAATCTCATTCCATTTATCTTTAAGAAACTCATCACAAGGTAAACACCAGTAAGTATTTTGGAGCTCACTATCCATTACACCAACTGTCCTTCTCATTTCTGTACCTACTGCATATTTTTTAGCACAGCCAGGACATCTTCTTTCCTTTCGTATTTTTAGTGTCTTGGTACTCAATTGTACATAACCCATATTACTTGATGTTTAACCAGTTCATAATCTTCCGGAGTTCATTAATAGATTTACATTCTCCATCAAATAATTTTTCAGCAAATCCGTCTAATGCATCTGGATTAATTGCTTTTGCTATAAAAAGAGAATTGTGTCTTGGAAAATGTTTTAACATCATTCCTGGTTTTTCATAATCCTGCCTACCATGAGATACCAGTTGTCCACCTACATGTGTCCATCCTAATGATTCTATATCACTTTGATCAAGATATTTGGTTCTAATAACAGCATGTGATAGTTTTAAAAACTCGTCCTTTCCGTATTGATTCAATTCTTTATTTTCAGACAATAAATGTGGAAATGTCCCACTTTTCCAGCCATCCAGTGTTAGCAATTCAAATGAATAACCTAAAAATAGTTCCTCTAATTCAGGAGTATAATACTTATTCTGTTGTTCCATGTTGCTGCTTTTTGATTTCCTCTATACTATCCTCGAGGTCAATTTGCCTTGCATTCTTCTTAGGTAGTTCTTGACGATATTGTACCTTGAGAGAAGTAATAAGAGCATCTACCATTTCTGCTAAATGTATCTCATCAACTTCTTCGCCTCTTGCCTCACCTACAAAGGTACACAAGGCATCAAATAGAACCCCCTTTGTTTCAGGGAGTTCTATTAGTGCTAACTTCTTTTTATTAGTTACCATAATTTCCATTCATTAAAACCAACATTAAAAGCAATCGGATCATATTTTCGTATAACCTGACCGCATTTCTTTTGACGTATTCTAAGATTAAGAGTAGGTAAACTTATATGTCCACCTGCTCTTGATTTTACAGTCATGTAAATGAGTTCTTCTCTGGTTGTTTCAAAATCCATATCACCGTAATACTCATTTAGATACTGTTCATATTCCTTCTTTGTTTTCCTTTTCATTGCTCCAAATAGTTTGATTGTTTGAATAAACCTCAATAGTAGCATCTCCATTATTTTGTACAGGACTAAATGGTAATTCTGTATCAAATAATGTTTCAAGTTCACGAAAACCTAAGTCATCTTCACAAATACTATTTGAGTTACCAGTAGTTTTAAGCAAATGAATTATTTCATCCATGTTTGCATCATTACTAAAATGCAAACGCTGCCACACTGTAACCTTTACATCCACGTAATTATTCGACTGTATCGACATTGTTCCATTTCATTTTTGTTGCCATTAATTCAATTTCAGCCTGGGTTATCCTGTGACAACCTACCTTGATGTGCTCATGAGTGATTTCCTGCACTGTATATCCTGCTATTTGATACTGACAATTTTCTGCACCTATGCAACTACCTCTTTCCAGTACTATCTTGATATACCGGTAGAAACGATGAGCAAGCTCTATTGGTATCTGTACACCTTGAGATGTTTCAATGCGTTCTTTCTCTGCATTGTATCTCATCAAATCAGGACGTGAACTGTTTGACCAATTATACCTTCTACCTTTTTGTACATAAGGACGATATGCTTCAAAGTTTCTCCACTCTTCAATTTGTTCAGCATTATCCCTCAACTCTTTCTCTTCCCGGTACTTTCTCGCCTTCTCTCTCTTTTCCTGAAGCTTGGGATCTGTAAGTCTTTCTGCTTTCTTTTTATTGTATTCTTCTATCTGCTTTTCCCACTTATCAGATTTTGCTTCAGTAATTACTTTTTTAGTAGCTGCATCAATCTTACTTTTAATTCTAAAGAAAGTAACATAGTCTTCAAATCTCTTGACAAAACTATTTATTTCAGCAAGACAATATATCTTGTTTTCTCTTGCAGCTCTAAACTTACTAATGGCTATTTTGATATCAAAAATAATATCTGAAATATTCTTTTTGTGTAACAAGTCCATCTTTCCAAAAGTAACATCGTATTGTATTACATTTTGCATATACAATTTAGGAAGATGACTACAGGCTCCCGATGTATAATGTTTATGTTTTGAAGTAGTATTACTATAATCTCGGGTAGTAAAGAATACTGTTTTGTTACCTTTCTCGTCTGTATAAATACGAGCTATAGGAAAATGTCTCCCATAGCTATATATTATTTCACCATCAAAGAAACCATTTCCACAACGAGCTTCTTCTTGTGATTGATGTGCCCAAAGATGTGTAATCTCACTGAAGCTATTAAATACCTTCTTTATTCTTTTTGACTTTGTTTCTGTGCTCATAATGCTAATTCCATTTGGATACCTAACAATAAATTTCTTTCTTCTTTCTTCTTGATGTAATAATCAATTGTGTTTTGACACTCTTTGATCATATCTTCTTTACCATCATTACCATAATAACCACTGCAGCTATCTATCTCTTCACCATCTGGATCCTCTATTTTAAAAGAATATACCTCACCTGTAAGATAGTTATCGTAAACTTCTACCTCACCTTTCATGCAATTCCTTGCTCTCTCATATGCTTCTTCTCCTTCACCCCACTCTTTCAAAACTGTCTCTTTGGTCATATAGATATAGCCTACAGGTCCCGAATCCCATGGACAAGAGAAACTACCCATAGAGATTGTAATACCGCTATGATCATAAAGATAAAGGGTACTTATTATCGTACCCTTTTCTTCAATCAGCTTATAAAGATCCGCAGTATCCATATCATCCCATTTACCGGTCTTCTCATACTGCTCATCTTGGTATTCATCTCTATCTACTCCGGCTAATTCATACAACAAGTCAATTGGTTCCCGATAATTTTCGCTTATTGGTCTACGATTTTCCAAATCACCTAAGTTATACCTTGAGTGCCAACACACCATAGTACTTCGATTATCCCATTCTGTACGAGGGTTCATAGGTTCTTGATCATAATCTATAATAATCTTGTAACCTTTGTATTCTTCTATGTCGTAGTTCATTTCTTTGCAATTAAGTCTAAACATTCATTATAAGTCCTCAGTCTTTCTTTCAGACGTACAACCTGATCCCTTGATTTTCTGCTATTCTCTTCCAAAAAACGCTCTATTGCCCGACTAAGCTGACCTTCGTAATACTTTACTTTCTTTTCGATTTCTGCTTTCATATACCTGATTTGAATTTGTTCATAATTTCTTCTTTCTCATCGACACAGTTGTTATGCCATATATCCTGAAGCTGATCTTTTTGATCCTTATTAGGATCTAATTTCAGCTCAGGAAATAAACTTTTCTGCTGTTCAACAGTAAGGTCAAAAAACCAATCATTTACCGGTCCTTCATCAGCTATTACATATTGCTCATCATCTTTCTCCCACTCTTGTTCTGTAACTAAAAACCCAAGTCTGTCTACAAAATGAAAACCTGCTATTATACCGTACCATCCGGCAGAATCTATAATGGTCCATATTTTATTTTGAGGTACTTGAGTATACACGTAACCAAGCTCTTCACCAAATGTTTCAAACATACAACCATCATGTGCTGCATTGTCATCAAGATGGTTTTTTATCAGAGTATACTTCTCCAGAAAATCATTATAGCTTAATTCTTTATTATCATTGCTCATAACTCCTTATTTCAGTTTGTTTAACTTTTATACCCGTAACAGTTGATTTGATTTCATAATCCATTTCCTGAACAAATAATGCAACAGCTTCTGATTCTATTGCTGCATCTCGATAATCTTCTTCTTCATCGGAAATAGCATTTTCAAAACAATCTTCATTTTCTTTAATAAATGTATCTTTCTCAATATCAATAGTTACTCTAATAGTTACATCAATTGTTGTTTTCATTTTCTGTTGATTTTTGAATGTCAGCAATCTCACGAAGAAAAAGGAGATAACCTTTTACAGTTATCTCCGGTTCTTCTTTCATGAGTTTATCTATTTCTTCTTCGGAAAGATGTTTTAATCCATCTGCTGTCAATCGTTCCAAGGAAGGTTCAACTCTTTTGCACTTTTCAGTGGTTCCTTCCTCATTTCCGGAATTGGTTTCGATTTCTCTTCCCATGGTATTTCTTTGTCTTCTCCTTTTTTTCGATACCATCGAATCATGTAATCTCTACCGTTAGCTGATTCGATTATTTTGTTTACCCAGTTGAACATTTCTTCATGTTTCCATAACCTATTACCGTAACTTGCTGCTACAGGATGTTCTACCTTGAGAGTGTAATGTAACATTGGTGCAATAAACTTTTCAAGCTTTTGAGCTTGAGCACCGCATAGAACTATTGGTAGACCACTATAATATTTGTTTACTATTTCCTCAATAAAGAATTTCATAAACGGAGTCCACAAATCAACATGAGATCCAGGTTTATCTTTCTCACAAGTTAAACAACTGTTTAATAAAAGCACACCTTCTTCTGAAAGCAAGTAACTTGTATCTAACCTCTTCTCAAAATCAGGATCGAAACCTACAATAGACTGTTCCATACCTTCATACCACAACTCAAGAGTAGGTTGCATTTTACCAGTATTCTTGCAAGACATTGGTACACCGTCAGCTATGATCTCTCCTTCTTTTGTTGTAGAAGGATAAGGATCCATTAATATAACAATAGCCTTTACCTTATGTCGATCACATAACTCAAATGACTTAAAGACATCTGATGACTTTGGTATTACTGTTCTCTTATTTGTACTCAAGGTCTTTAATGTGGTAAAAATCTTATCCCATTGCTCTGACTGAATAAATGGTGCAAATAAATCACACCAAGAGCCAAGTTGTGAACGAATTTTATCTGTTATCTGCATTACTCATAGTTTTTATAGTACATTGATTCCTTTGCACGATTATCACCATTGTATTTACTGTCTGGTTTCTCGTTGTAAGGTATCAGTACCTGACCTTTTACTTCTGTAAAAATGATCTGGCATATTTTCATACCTGGGTATACCTTTACAGGATGAACAACTGATATTTCAAGTGTCCAGTTATTGATAAAACCTGTATCACCCCATGATGCAGTACAGTCAATGAATATACCAAGTCTGGCTAAGGAAGACTTACCTTTAAGCTGAGAATGATACGTCTTTGTGCCAGCTTTCTCAACAGTAGATGCTAAGTAAAGAATACCTGGATAAAGAATAATACCTTCCTCTGATAACTCTATTTCATCTGTTGGATTATGCTTTTTTGGATCAAGAACAGTATCTTCTTTATATACCCTTAGTATATTGTCCAATGTCAAATCAACACTATTAGGATTGACATGTTTGGGATTGAATGGAGATATAACAATATCTCCACTCTTTATCCCTTCAAAAATTGCTGAATCACTCAGTACCATATTCTTAAAGTTTATCTACGCATTTATCTTCGTTAGTAATAAGACAGTTTACTTTGTCTACTATAGGTTGAATCAGTAATACAAGTTGTGTACCTGTACCTGTTTTTGCTTCAGGTAAGAACCTAAGAGCATTTGGCATTACTTCCTGTATCTTTTTGTGAGTACCGAGGGTAAGGATAGTATTTGCTATTTCTTTTTTAGTGTTGTTATATTTTTCATCTGCATCATCCAATTCATTTTTCATTTGTATAAACTTTTTTGCATTTTTTACATCAAGCTCCAAATTCATTATTCGAACAGATGGTACATCCTCACTTAAATTAAAATATTCTCTACCTATACCTGGACCACAAACATAGAAATACTTATCTCTTCTTAAATAGTTTTTGTACTTCTCCCAAACTACTATTACCTCTTTAGGTATATCTTTCATGTAAAGTTCAATCAGAAACTTTTCCAATTCTTTTCTTAAAGATTTTGCTTTAACCGATAAAGGTTCTGCTATTTTATTTGCTGCATCACATGCAGCTTGCTGACTAATTTTTGCCATAACTAAAGTTTAAATGCTTTTATTGAATGTTCAAATGGATTACCTGGTATTCCTTTTATAAGTTCTAACATCTTCTTTGCTACCTCTTGTATTTCTAACTGAGCATGTTCATCTGCTCTTAGATTATAAAAATGAACAAAAGATCTCCAGTTAAATGATATATCTGCTGTTATCTGACTATTGTATGTCTTAAAAAATCTTGCTGATTCCTTCGCTCTCTTTCTTCCTAATACAGGTGTCAATTCTTCAAGACATTCGTGATATAGATCATTTCCTAGTTCTGTATATAACTTTAATGTAGCTGCCCATGTATCTGCTCTTTCTTCTTTTATCCATAAACTATCTACAGGAATATCCCAATCTTTCGGTATGTAAAATTTATCTTCCTTCAACTCTTTATACCTAGCCGATTCACCATTTACCGGTACAGCTATTCGATGTTTGAGTAAATGTATGTGAGTAGCTATGTCAGTAGTTACAAGAAAATGAATCATAGATTTTTCAAAAGGTGTACCATGACCATTATCTGCTAACTGTTTAAGAAGTATAGGTATTCTTTGTTCCTTTTCCTCTGTCAGTTCTCTACTGGTAGATGTCCACGCAGATAAAGCATGTGTTTTATCTCCTCCGTAATAACCTATTAATTCTACTGAATTGTCCATTTTTCTCTTTTTTAAAAATCAAAGTCTTGTTCAAATTCCTGCTCACTTTTTTCTAACTCAAATTCATACAGGTTACAGATTTCTTCAACTGGTAAAGTAGGCAATAATATTGCAGCTTCTTCATTATCCCCTCCGTAAACTATATATTGTATTATGGCTTCTTTTGCTTCTTCTATTGATGTAGCATTGTAACCGGTTGCCATATACCGGTTACATTGCTTATCATAAAATCTGTAAAACATTATGCAAGTTCAGCTATACCATATTCATTTGTAATGAATTGGTGGTTATCAATTTGTTGCTGCATCCAAGTATTAGGCGATGCTGTCTTAAGTGAGTAAGTTATGTGATTGTATAACTCCCAAAGACTATCCGGATGACCGTAGTTAAATGTAGGATTCTTCATCTCCCGGCCAATAATATTGAGCTGAGTACTTGTAATGATCCTTTCTTCCAGAAACAAACGACCCATCAATTCTGCTGCAGTTCTTTTTGTTACTTCAATTTCCTGCATACGGCGTTTCTCAATAACCATTTTCTCAAATGTACTACCTGCACCACAAATATACTCAGCCAGTAACTTTGGAGTAACTGTCTGTATTTCACCTACATGCTTACTCCTAAAGGTACCCATATCACCTTTCACCATACCATTCTCACAAATGAAAACGTGGCTACCAACTGCAAACTTCAGACTCAAGGTTTTGTTATAACTATTCTGCCAAGCTATCATAAGACCCATATCTGGATCATTACCCCAACCAAGATGATATTTACCATTTGCTTTGTTGCCACTGGCAGAATAAGTAAATTCTTCTTTGCTTATTTTAAATCCGCATTTATCCAATGCTTCTTCTGTAATATCCATAAGCTGACCATGACCGACAGGTTTATACCATGATGTCTGTTTTGGTACTTCAAGACTCTTCAAGAAATCTTTACTTGATTGTACTTCTGCTATTGCATTTATTGCTACGTTGTTTTCCATTGTTTTAAAATTGACTTATTATACAAATTTTTCCTTCTTTATCTGCACCGAGGTTTTCCATAGCCCACTTGATTGCATCTTCTCTCGTTACAAAATAATCCACATTTACCCACTCATCTGCATTACCTTCTCTGATTCTATTGATATCAGGAATATCAACAGCAAATCTTAATTCAAATCGGTCATGTTCGTGTTCCATGTCCTCATTATGCTTTCTGTCTCCGTAAATTGCCATAATTGTTAGTTTGTAAACTTTATTTCCGGCTCACTCATCTGATCATCACTAAGTCCTATAATCTCAAGTATGTTGTGGTCTAACTCTTCATCAAACTCCCAACCCATATGATCAAAGAACTCTTTCATTGTCAGGCCGGATTCCTCCATTTTGATTTCTTCCCTACCTGCATTCAGGGGAAAGGATGAAATATCTGCCCGGAAAAACTGTTTGTAATTTGCACCATCACGGTACATTATCTCATAAATCATAGCTTATTCAGATTTATTGTCTCTGTGTAAAACTCTTCATTGGTATGTTTTCCGTAACCCAGAAAGCACATATTGCCATTGCCGTAGAATTTTAGTTGCAAAGAATCTATTTTCTGCTCAGGTCTCTGCTCTTCTATTTCTTCTTCAGTAACATCAGTTACGTAAGACCACTCAAAACCTTCTTTAAGCTCTATCTGATCGTCTCTATCCTCGTCAAGGTTAAGAAATGTACAATATTCCCAAATGGTAAGACAATGGAAATCTCCACTATGTTCATTTTTCAAATTAGTGGCAATAGTGTCATACCTTTTCCACCTTTCTATTGTCTCTTGGGTTACACTTTCTAAAAGAGCTGCATTGCAATAATCCCATTCTGAACAGATTACTGCTTTCAGTAGAATACTTTCTGTTTTTTTATTAGTCAACTTCATCTTGCTCTTGATTTATATCGTCAAACCATACAGCCATTGTTCCTAAATGCTCTTCACATGTTTTTGCATCCCAAGCATCAATAGCTAAACCAAGACCATCATCGGATTGTGCAATACAGATATCAACACCAGTATTCTTATCCCCTACTCTAATCCAGACTCTGCCATCTTTATTCTCTATGTTAACGACTTTATTCTTTTCATCGTTAACTGTTACTCTTATCGGTAAGAACTTTCCCATCATAATGTTATTTCAGTTATTTCAGGACCTTGATCAGGTGTAACAAATCCAAAATCTATTTCAAATTCTTGCTTTGTTTGCTGATTTACTATTTTCCAAATCCAATCATTACCATGCTCTTGTAAATTGCAGAAAGTTTTTGTTATTGCTGCTACCATCTTCTCTTCTTCTGAAGAAAAGTCATCATCATCAACCTCTTCAGTGATGGTCCAGGTAATATCATATGTTGCCATAACTATTCTGTTTCACTGTGAGCTTCTCTGTATTCTTTAATGAATTCTTGTTTCGCATCGTGTAGATTATACGCTTCTACTACTTTCCACCAACTACCGCTTCTCTCGGCATCTTGTGGTGTACTACATACAATTACTGCTGTTTCTACACTATTGTAGGCGAGATTGTACTTTTTCTTTTCTATCATAACAAACCTTTTTGTGTTAATATATTAATGAGGAGTTCTTCTCCGTATAAACGATAAAGATCAGCAAAATCTTTGATAGGTAAAAATTCTCTTGGTACATTTATATACCTATAGCCAAATTCAGTGGTTATATTTGTACAATTCCTTACACCTGTATCATCTGAATCATAATTTATCCAGACAATCCTTCCTTTTAATCTCTCTACAAACTGTTCTGTAAAACATGCCCTTGTTTCGTTCTGCACATTGATTACATAAGGAAAATACCTTGATAAGACCAGGCGATCCTTGCGACTTTTTGTAATAAGAACTACTGCAGGATCATATAATTCAAGAATCTTATCATTTTCAATTTTTGTGATAGGGATATTACTTTTCCATCTCTCACCTTTCGGTCTATTAGGAAAGTATATTTTGAATCCTTCATCATACCGGTAGGCATAAAACAACTCATCTTTATCTACACGTTGCCTTCTACGGTTAATAAACACATTCTTTAACGGATACACCTCCTCTGCTTTCAACTCATCTTTAGTAATACCAAACTGTGCCCAGTAAGCTATATCTTCTTTTGTCCAGGGTCTTGTAGCTACCTGAATAAAACAATGCCTCTTTTCATCTATAAATGGCTTGGTATACTGAGATGTTATTCTTTCGGATTCATCCTTTCCGTCTGCTATGCCAAAATCCTTTGCTATCTTCTGTGTTGCTTTCTTCGTATCAAGGTTAAATAATTGCTGTACAAGATCAATACAATCACCTCGATATCTATCATCAGAATGATCCCTATGCCTTAATTTCCCATCTCTCATATAAACAGAGAATGATGGATTATTGTCCTTATGAAAAGGACTCTTTCTTGCCTGACCAATTACAAAGTCACCAATATAATACCGGTAAACATCATAATGATCAATTTTACTAAATAGAAACTCTTTGGATATTATCTCCTCCTTCTTGTGCAGTTCCATCTTCCGGTTTTTTGTAGTAATGTATAAGATGAATAATGGCTTCTTTTAAATCAAAAAATGCGTTTGCCCATTCACCTTTCACTAAACCATCTTTACCGTTTTCATACAAGTCTTCTAAACTTTGATTCTTTGTAATCTCTTTCCAGTTTTCTTCAGCAAGACATGTTGATAAACCATCAACATCTATTAAACTATACTCTTTTTTTGTAAAATCCATATTTATCAAGCAAATTTATTATTTCATCAATGCACTCGCCATCTGTTTTATCATCACCATCCTGGTTGATAATTTCACTGATTTCTATACCTAACTTTTCTTCTTTTGCTTTTAGGTACTTATCTAATATTAGCCAGAGATCATCCAGTTTAATACCGTCCTCACAATATTCTAATGTTTCGTCCCATACAGAAACAGAGAGCTCCAATATCTCGGAGCTCATCTGTTCATATTCTTTTTTACTAAGTGGCATATTAAGCTTTTTGAATACGCTCCATAAACTTAGTTACCAGAGCATTGTGCTCCTTTTGGAACTCTACCATAATATCACGGTTACTCTTTGTCATTGAAGCCGGTATATCAGGCAATGTTACAGAATCTATCATCTTAGCCATTTCTATCTTTTCCTGCATCACCTTGATAAAGTCTTCAGCACTTTGAGCTTTGAATGAGGACCTGTTATCAGTAACTCTACGCTGATATACTCTTTTCTCCTTAGTTTCTTCTTTTTTCTCCTGTTCTACAGGTGGTACCTGAGTTCTTGTTTGAACTGCAACTTGATCCAGATTGTCCGGAAACTGATTTTGTTCCTGATTCTGATTTTGATTTTCCATTTTATCTGTTAGATTTATATAGTTTACAATATTTTCCATAATGAACTCACGTTCATCTTGCGTACACAATTCTTCATTAAGAAGATACTGTTCAATTTCTTTTGTATTCTTACCGGCATTGTACATTTTCACAATTCTATCAATTACATCAGGATTGACATCATCAACGTACATTACTGTATCCATTTGACCCTTATTAAGACATCGTATGGAACTATTACCTTTATTATATATCCAGTTTGTCATTTTTGTTTTTAAAGTAGCAGAGGAAAATTAATTCCTCTGCTAGGTTATAAAAAGTCTAATACTAATAATCTATGTCATCACTTGTTGTAGATGTCATTACTTCATCAGTAGCTTGCTGATAATTATTAGGATCAAATGGTTGTAGTGAACTAATGGTAAATGCACCATCACAACCATATTTACCTTCTAATTGTTCTTTCCACTTTTTGAGACCTTTATCATCCCAATTACCGGTAGACAGAGAGAAATTTACTTTCTTCATCTGCCACTGACCCAAGTAGTCACCATAAACATTTTGGAACATTTTGGTTTCACCATTCTTTTCAGAAATGTGTACATAAGCCATTGCAACTACATTTGTAATCATGTTTTTATTACCAACCCTGTACTGAGAACGATACTTTTTGTCTACAAAACTTTCTACATCCCTGAAAAGTTCGTTTATATCTATAAGAGTGTTAGTTCTTTCGGAAAAGAAATTTACGTTACCAAACCATGCTCTTAGGAAGTTGTAAAGATTTGCTTCACCTTGAATAGCTTGTCTTATTACTTTTTTACCTGTAAGTTCACCATCCTCATCTTTAGTGATTAAGTTACCATTCTTATCACGAAACTCAGTAAACCATACTTGTAGATTTTTTTCATTATCTATCCAAGTAGATGTAGCACTCTGATTTACCCACTGAGACTTGCCTGTATTTTCAGATACAACTGGTTTATTTACAAGACGGAAACGAGCATTGAACTTTTGCTTTTCCGGTGTATCTGCTTCAAGCCAGAAATTGATATCAACATAGTCATCACCTTTTTCAGTCTTACCTTCATACTTGATCTTTTCTGCATCACTTTTTGGCTCATAACCTAACAGTTCTGCCAGTTCTTCACTTGTAGGATTAATTCCTATGACCTTCATGCTTGCAATACCTGTAAATAACTTCTTTGCACCTGTACCGGTACTCTTTTTTAGTTCCATAAAATTGTTGATTGATTAAAAAAAAATTGATTAACTAAATTGATTAAATAGAATAGTACTTTTCAATACTATCAAAAATGTACTTACCATCATTTGGTATCTCAAGGAAATTGTCTCCGTTTTTATCTGGGAACATACCTTCAGGTACTTTAGTTGATGTATCTTGTTCAAACGTCCGAAGGAAGTACTGTGGCTTACCATCCTTCATCCTGGTACCGGTGTACAATACAATAGTAAAGTGCTGTTCGATTTTACCTTCAAACTCTTTACCATGTACAGACATCATCCTCTTTTTACCTTCACCTTCTACCTTGAGCCATTCATCATGTGAGAATACAATGATATCTTTCTCAATGTTTTTGAGAAGCTCAATGTACTCATACACCTGCCTGTTATAGTTCTTGTAGATATCAAAACCGGTAAAGTTTACTGCCATCTCCTTGTTAAGAGTATTAAAAGCCATTGTCTGGCTGTCAATGATGATTCTTTTGATTTTCTCATCATTACCATACTTCTCAAGGTTGGCCTTAAACGATGCCCAGTTTTTAGGCATTCCCATGTTTACAAATGGGCCACCGTCTTTAAAAGGAAGAGGTTTCCTTTCCATATTAATATACCCGGTAGTTTCTCTATCTACCGTTTTTGACAGGTATGATTTACCTGCACCTGTAGGGCCAACAATAGCTACTTTGCCCCAAAATGAACGCTCTAATGCAGATGACTGTTTCTGCTCTGCACCACTTTGTGTACTCATATAATTGATTAATTGGTTACTAATCTTCTAAGAAATATGCACCTGAAGTAACTTTTCCATAGATATCTTCAGTTATATCTTTTTTACGAGGCAATGTTCGAAATATTCCGTACTCTGGTTGTAAACCCATAGGAAATTGAATACCATTAGTCCCAAAAGAGTTCTTGAGAATATGCAATGATCTGTAATAAGTTTTGAAGTAATCATCTCTAAAACCTTTTAGTATATATCCGTTTTCTTTATGACCATCAAGGTCACCTACTATATGCCTAAAAGGTTCAAACAAAGCAAGTACCACATCTGCATCATGTTGTGTTTGAGATGAGTCTGCAAAGTCACTTAGCTTTGGTGCCAGATCACCAAGTTTTAATCTTGTAACATCTGATAAACTTCTATTCAATTGTTGAACAATAACCGGAGAAAAACCATATATATCTCGAGCTTGTCGCATTACAGTACTGAATTTATCAATCTGTCCTTTTGACTTTTCAAGATCTTTCTCTGGCTTTAATATACCGATATGGTCAACTATGACCAGTACGATATGATTAGGATGGTTAGGAACATAAGTACGATCAGCCAGGATATTCTCCATGCTTTTATCGGTCTTATCCTTGTCAATGATTTTCCCATGTTTCCTCGCAAATGCCTCAAGGTAAGCACTGATACCAGATGGATTTTTAGAGCCCTCAAATGCAAGCAACAGATCATCTTTCTCCCACTCATCAAGTACCTTGTAGTATTCCTGTACCAACATATATTCCTTGTCAGTCATTTTGAAATTCTTCTGTCTACTCAATACTTTCTTTGGAGGAATATCAATTCCCTGCTCTGTAAATATTTTACGAGCTAACCACCTGGCACTATACTGATACATCTTACGTTCCATACCAAAAAGGATAATAGAAAGCTTGATGTCATCATTCTTATTTTGCAAGTACCATTCAATAGGACGGATCATAAACATATCCTGTGTCAAGGTAGATTTTCCTGCAGAAGTCTCACCCCCAACAACATAAGTAGTGTTTTTTGCAATTTCAATGTAATCAGATATTCTATCATAACCTATAGGTATAATACCGGCTTTACCGTTTCTACCATTCTCGATCTCCCTATGTAATTCTTTTGATAGACTCATTATGCACTGTTTGATTCGGTATCGTCAGATAACTCTTTAAGCTCTTCATCCTTGTAGTACTTAAACTTTCCAGCATTGAGATAAGCTATTGTAGCTTTCATATACTGGAAATCATTGTACTTAGGATCTCTATGATTATAGCTTGTTACTTTCCTCAGCTCTATTTCTACCTTGAGGCAGTAGAGCATATCTTCATCACTAAAACCTGCAGCTTTCTTTGCTGCTTCATATGCCTTAAAGGTCTTCTGTTTCTCATCTCTCAGTCCTCTTGTACCAGTAAACTTCCGACCTTTAAACAGGAAGTTCATGCTTGCCGGGTAAGTACACCACCAAGTGTTAAACGCTTCAGGATACTCTATCTCTTTCTTTTCTCTTACCGGTCTGTATTGATTATGCCATTCTTCGTATCCACCATCAGGATTGTTCCTTAAGAACCTCTTGATATCATTGAATTGAGGTAATGTTACTGACATTTTGTGTACTTGAAAAGGGTTACGAATTTACAATAAAAAAGTGAAACTTGCAAGTTTAAAACAGACTAATTTGGCCACTTTCTTTCGCTTTTCTTTGAGTAATATTTTCCGGCTGAATCTTATCAATGATCTTGTATGCTTGGTCTATATAGAACTGGTAATGAATTCCATAATCTTCCCATTTTTCATACTTAAACGGACGATTGAACAAGACTTGCTGATTACTTTGACTTTCACATGCTGATTGCTCTGGACCAGTTTTATCACTACTGCTTTTCTTTATTTTAAACAGTTTTTCACCTTTACCTTTAGAGCAGTAGTAACGAATCATTTTGTTGAGATCTGTTTGTGTGCCATTCTCTCGGTTTACAGAACGATAAAAGTAATCCCTTGATGCTTTCTTGGCAATACAAAAGTCAAAGATGTTTCGATGATTTTTGATTGTATCTGCAACTGGAATACCTTGAGTAAAGTATTTCTCCAATGCTATTGGTATTATTGTTTTTGATTTATTCTTTTCGATAGCATAAGATGTTAAGAAATCCCCTTTTACCTTTACTCTTTTCTCAACCGGTTTATCAATAGGTACTGCTTTAAACTCATCATCTTTCCACATCCAGTCTGCTTTCTTTACAGCTATGTAATCATTAACTGAAGTTTGAGCAAACATCTCATACTCTACGTACTCAAGGTTACCTAATACATCGTTACCTACTTCTTCTTCCCAATCCTTGCATATCTCATAGTATTCTTGTATTCTATTTACAGGCACAAGACATTCCATACCATCTGTATTTGCAGAAGTTATTTGAAATCCAGCTATGCAAAATCTTTCAATCAACATAAAAAGATCAATCTGACCACCGATGGTAACTTGCATACCTGCAAATGCATCATATTGCCAATCGTATGTATCACCAAGTTTACCAAAAGAACCATTTAAAATCAACTTATAGGTTTCCTGAAAATTGTCATACTTCTTTTCACCAGTTTGCTTATACAATTTCTTTGCTTCAAGTCTTTTTGATATATTCAAAACATATGCCTCATTCCATTTAGGACCAAGGTGCGAAGGATAGATATTTCTCTTGCGAATTATATTCGGATACATACTGGAAACGTCCGCACTTATCAAAATATAACCTTGAGGAATGTTTATCTTTTTTGGTTTATCCTGTGAATGACAACCACCTTTAGCAAACATAAAAGTTGTACCATTTTTTGTAAATGGAAATTCCTGTTTTTCATTTAGGTTGACTTTTATATTACCAACGGTCTTAAAGAAATCCTGAAACTCTTTTGTCTGAAATTTCATGTATTCAGGAAAACAGTCTTTGAAATAGAAACCTGTTTTGGTTTTTCTTTCTTTAACTTTAGAATACAATTGAGCTTCGTTAATTTTTGAAAGTTGTAAATAAGATTTCTTATTTAACTCTGTGCCAATCTTTACATCATTCCAGTTAAGAGCAACGTGTGACAGTTCATATTCATCAATCAAGTCAAGCCGGAGTTGTACTTTATTCTTACCCTTGTAATCAGGATGTTCAGTATCGCCAATACATACCTTGTACAGGTTGTAAGTAGCCATTACGTCATTCCAACAATAAGAAATCACATCATCAATTTCTTCTGATAGTAATTCCTCTTTACGGAAGTCAATAGGAAGTTCTTCGATATCACCATCCAGAGAAAATTCTGTCCATTTCAAGCTGGTCCTTTTAGCATCTCCGTTGTAATGCAATAGAAGAAACAAATCAATTTGCTTAAAGCTCAGATATTGTTCTTTGTATTTTGGAGGTAGCTCATAGTTCCTATCATCAATAGTCTGTTGTGCAAAATAGAATATTTCATCTACTACTTGCCTCCAGGTAAAATGTGTCCATTTCTCATAATGGTCTACAATAAATTGCAATACCTGGGTGTCAAAATACACTCCGTTAAAAGTGCATAATCCCCAACGAGGATATTCAAGTAAATGTTTAACAAGACCATCTATTTCATTCTTTCTGAATGATACCTCAAATTGAAACTTTTCTCCGGTTTGAACATCATATCCATTATATAAAAATAATGCTTTATATGTCTCAATGTCACAGACTTCTACTTTTAAATCTTCCGTATTCATATGCCTAATTTAATACACCGGAACAAAAAGTCCCGGTGTATAATTATTAATTTGTTTTTGTTGTAATGACTACTGCATCTACATGACTATCTGGACCTGTTTGCAGTTTATCAAACATTTGCATGTCTACCGGTGTCTGTGAAAGTTCCTGCAGTAGTTGTTTTTCTCTTTCATTTGAAGGAGTAAGAACCAACTGAACTTTACCATTGATAATCCACGTAATCTTCATGATTTACAATTTACGCAGTCAGCTATATTTGACATAAGCCTTGTGCTGTGAACAATAATTTTTTGATTAGCTGTATACCCTGTCACTTTGGTATTTCTGTCAATTTTGAATGACTCAGCTTTATTCCGAATAGCCTTTTTAGCATTATCAAGATTTCTGAGAATTTCTGCTTTACGTGCTTCAGATGCTTGCCATCTCTGTTGACCAGTAGGACGAGCATATGTTTTACTGATAAACTCCCGACTTGCTCTTGGTTTTGGAACAGGTACATATGCAGTGCCCATAATTGCACTACCAGCCATGATGAGGATTCCTCCTACTTTGCTTCTTTTTAATCTCATGAGAGTGTTGATTTTGATTGTGAAAAAAATTATTACTATAAACCCTTTTTGATCTTTTCAATACAGCCGGCATAACCTGCAAGATCAACATAGCTATCACGCTTACCGCAATTGTCTTTATTTGCTCTGCAGATCTTCAACCAGGCCATCATTAGTGCAACCTGTTCCGGTGTAATACTTGTCTTGGTAATAACTTCCCAACCTTTAGCTATGTCAGCAAAGTTATCAGATGTCTTACCGTAATCCTTCTCACGGTCACCATAGATAAGTGACTGAGCTTCTTCCAGTATTGTTTTCTCCATATTTACTTCTTCTTCTTTTTGTGTATTTACTGGTTCAACATAAGGTATCAAATCTGATTGCAAATACCAGTTGCCCCCATTCACATTCACATTTTTTGCATGACTACATGTAACAATATCACCATCAATATTTGTTACAAATAAATAGTTTTGACCGGTAGAGATAGCAGTCTGCCATTGAAGACAGTTTGGCAATTTAGTCATACCAATTGATTTTGATAGAGGTACAACTTTATCTCCTATTTTAAATTTCATACTGTACTATTTTACCTGTTTACTTAATAAGATTCAAATTCCATTTTACGACCAAGAGGACCAGGATCATTACTTCTATTGTACTCGGTACACATTTTTCTTGCTTCTTCTGCAGTTAGATTATTACGCACTGGTGTTTTACGACCAAGATGAGGTATAAGTTTACCATTGGCATCTTTCTTCCACCAGGTACGGATGAATGTTCTGTGATTGTTATTCATTTTTTAGTGTTTTTAGACGTGAACAGGTTTTCCTCGTGAGAGTACTTGCTGAAGTAATCAAAGCAAGTAAATCACAAAGGTTCAGTAGGTTTAAAAGAAAGAGTACCCTACTATCAAATCAATAATCACCTCTACTTCATAGTTGTTCAAGCTATGTTTCCTCGAAATCAGGGGGAGTATGCTACTTACAATCTCACGAGCTCCTGTTGTCACCTTCAGACAGAGCAGGAATTTTTCAACATATCCATTCTTCTTCTTATAGTTAGCGATATTCTTTCAAATACGATGCAGCCTATAAGCTTTCTGGTATTACTGTATGTTTAATTTACCTGATGTACTCTGTACAGGTCGTGGGGAATAAGCATAGAAAGAAAAACCCCAGCCATATGACCTGTGGAGAAGTTCTGGCTGGGGCGTATTATTACTCACTAGGAGCTTTTTCAGTATCAATGTCAAACTTACTTTCCACAGGTCATTTGACTCGTCAAAGGTAAGATAATTATTAGAAATAACCAATCTTTTTTGACATTTAATTTACTCTTATAAGATGATCAACGTCAGATGCTGTATAGAAAAAGCCACCACTCTTAAAAGATACTATGTAGATGATATTTGGTTGTTTACTTGTATCAACTGCATAATACCTATTTTCTGATGTCACAAATGTGCAATGTGGACATACTTTACGTACCCCTGCTGCTCTTTCTTCATAATCAGCTACTGTTCTTCTACAGCTAGTAATGCTCAACAGTAGTAGAGCTCCTAATGCTATTTTTCTCATGCTTTTTGTTTACAAGAATATACCATGTTGCTCCTCCATAGCAGACAACAGTTTGTTGAATAAATGATCCTGGAAAGCTCTGGTAGCATCCATGTGACCGGTAAGAAGATGTTCATTCTCTTCCATAATGGTAAGAGCTACCTCCCTGATACCTTTGTCAAATACTTTTTCAGAGAGATAAATGATGCTATTCTTTGCCTGGCCCAAAACTGTATTGTCACTGAATTTTACTACCTCGATAGGATAGCTGACAACGTACTTCATTTCATCCAGAGCTTCTATGGCCTTCTTCAACTGGTAGTTCATTTTAGGTGTGGTATCTACTTTCTCGGTAAATACTTCTTTGTCATCACCTACGCCATATACTTGCACTTCGGGAAAAGAATCTTTGATTTTCCTGGCCAGTTCTTTTGATACCAGAAAATGAGGATGCCGCATGATCTTATCTGCATAAAAACCGCCAAGGTCAACATTCACAATTATTTTGTCACCAATAGCATCTCGCCAGCCCTGAGACATTGTAAGACCCCATGTATCACTGTGATAGTAAAGTCCTGTTTCGATGTATGTATTTTCTTTAAAGGCATTTTTCATAATGCCACTGGCGATGTCTTTTGTAGCAATCGAAACAACAGCTTTTGCTATTAATCTTCTTGCACTCCAAATATTCTCAATCACACGACTTTCATTGATATGAAAATCAGGAAGGTCGTAATGATAGAGTGACTTACCTTCATTCTGACAACGTATACCTTTGCGATAGAGAATACGCCTGTAGTCTTCTGCAATATTGGGATAAATACGCCTTTGGTTATCTTCAACAAGAGCATCTACCCTATCAAATGCAAAGTACAGATCCCATTGATCTATTACCTTTTTGATTTCAGGCACATGCTGAATGTAAATACGTGTGTGTCCGGCAACAGCAGATAAATTGTCAGTGCTTGATACGATACTGTAATCACTCTCATCAATAGCATTGGATACACGATTTGTTATCCTACCGGCTTTTTATCCAGTAGTTCTTACAGTTCTTTTTCCTGTAAGTCCAGCATACATATTCATCCTCAGCTTTACCTGGTAGGAGTCGGACACTCTTGGGTAGATTATATTTATTCACTACCTATGCGTTACGATGGCAACCAACCTTTCGTTATTTGGTTACTTATCTCGGTATTTGGAATCTCACCGTTTACCGATATTGCCCGATTGCCAGTAGATATTTCTATCTACATGAGCCCTTGTATTAGCTTACTGCTTCTCTGAACTTGTTGAATTTTCTTGTTAAATAAAGACTCGAATCTTTATAAAAGTACTTAAATATCTTACCTAAAGATGCTTTGTCTGCTATATCAAAACGGACTCCTGTAAATACTGACATTTGACCGGCAATTAACCTTTCTTCTTGTTCAGTATATTTCCAATAAACCTTATTTATATAAGGTAAATGGCTCAGAATCTCTTTTAATACTACATCTTTATATGCAGATATACTCATTCTTCTATTAGTATTCTTTTTATTTTTATTGCATATAATAGAACCATCTCCATCAAAATACCCCCTAATAAAATGTCGCATCATATTTTTTGGAAGCTGGGGCAAATGATTACAAGTGTATGTTTTTCTATTATCGTACCCTAATTTTTTTAAGTCTTTACCTATTTGTTTAGAATGAATTGCTATTTCTACAGTTGTTTCAGATCTCTTTCTTATTTTACACAGATTATTTGCTACATGCTTATTAAACATTTCCAGTACTTCTCTGTCTTTTGATGACACATTGACTTTTAAACAGTAAGTATTACAATCTACTCTATTTTCAATATGACCATCTGCGGCAAAAAAGCCTAATAAATATGCTTTTTCTTCTGTATCTATGTTTTCAAAAAAGTTATCGTTTATCTGTTTATGGGCTACAGTATAATGATTCTTAGTTTTTAGACCTAATTTTCTGAATCTTTTATCTAAGTTTTGACTGGATACACCATTGTCTTTTGCTAACTGAGTTAGAGAATAGTTTGGGTTCTGCATATAAATCTGATGCATTTTAACTATCTCTTCTTCAGTAAACTTTTCATGGTATATTCTTGGGAAGTAATTATTAGGTTTGTAGCCTATTTCTTTGAAATACCGATCTATGGTTTTTCTATTTCTTCCTGTTTTCTTAGCTATTTCATTTACCGTATACTCATTATTCAACTTAATCCATTCCTGAATTTCTTCTGGTTCAACAAATGTTCTTTTCATAACATAAAGTTACGAGCAGTTTTCCTAATTTCCAAATTTAAACTCACGCACTGCCATCCAGGTATCCCACTGCGGACCCATATCAGTTGTCAGTGATGTTTCTTTTCCATCAATAAGAATCTTCTTAAAACTTTTATCCCTAAAGGTCACATCTTCAGTTGTAATGAGAATCTCATTCTCACCGGAGAAAATTCTGAATCCTATACCTGCTTTTATAAGCAATGCAATAGAATATTTGTTACCGGAACCGAAGTAACCAATTGCGGTTTGACTGTCCCTTTTTGTAGAACCACCCATAAGAATGAGTGCATTGCTATCAATTTCACCCCTGTTCTCAATGAGAAGCCATTTTTTGTTTTCCATAATTTTTGTTTTTAAAATATGTACCTAATTGATTCAATTGGAAAATAGTTCTGGTACAGTTCTTTGAACTGACAGATCATTTCATTTTTTAATTGCCATTGATAACGAATGTTACCATCAACATACTGAGAGTTCTTTGCTTCTTGTATCTCCGGTTTCCAGCATAGTTGATTCACTTCAGGACTATTCCTTTCATACTGTACATTATTGTAAGTAAGAAATATACATTCAGACTTAAAATCAATTCCTTGCAACTGTTTAAACAGTTTGTCGTACTCAGCTAACCAACCTGGATGATAGATGATAGGACTGAAGTTAATATGCACTTCAAAACTATCCTGCAGCTTTGGTATAGCTGCTATTCTGTCATCTATCTTATCAGTATTTGGTTCCAGGATATTACTATAAG